CTCTACTAGTAACTTGATTGGCGTTTCGCTCGGTTATACCGATAGTTCGCCGTCGTTTAACCTTGGCACCGTCGTCAACCTTGACGATGGCGGTCAGGCGGTTTATGTGCAGGCGGCCTCCGAGGTTCCAACCTACGCGGCAGTTGCCGTTCGGGTTGACGACACGGTTGTGCCGTTGACCACAACCAACTCGGCCAACTCCAAGGCGGTTGGGTTCGCGCAGGTGTCCATTGCCCCGCTCTATTACGGGTGGGTGCAGCTGGGCGGTAAGCCCCGCGTCCTTGTCGCTGCGAACTGCCAGCCGAATGTGCCGCTCTACACGACTGCTACGGCTGGCGTGGTGGACGACGCGGTGGTGTCTGGCGGCCTCGTTGCGGGCTTGGTGGCGACGACCTCAACGGTCACCGCCTCTAACCTTGCTTGCATCGCGGGCTACCCGCACATCCTGACTGGCACGGCGGGAACCTAAAACCGTGCAACCTCTGGAAATCACGGTCATTGCGGCAGGTGAAAAAGAGGAGCTTTGCTCTAACATTCGCTCTGCCCTTGACCGTGGTTTACCAGAACTGACCCTCGCTCCCATCAAGCACGATGGCAACATGGTCTTGGTGGCGAGCGGGTGGTCTATGCCGGATTACATAGACGACATCAAGGCGCACCGCCGAGCGGGGCAGCCGATTGTGGCCGTAAAGGCCGCACACGACTTTTTAGTGGAAAACGGCGTGGAGCCTGATTTGTGGGTCAACCTTGACCCCCGTGACCGTGTAAGCGGTATACAGCGGCTTAATGACCATACGGTGTATATGCCCGCGTCACGCTGCCCGCCGTCTACGTTTGATTACCTAAAAGATCGCAAGGTGTTGCTCTGGCACTCTTGGTCACCGGGCGCAGAAATGGAGGCGTTGGGATCGGGGAAACTTGCGGTCGGCGGCGGCACGACCTCGGGGTTACGGGCGGTCAATATTGGCTATTTGATGGGCTTTCGGCATTTCACCCTATATGGGTACGACTCCTGTAACCGGGCTGACGGCGTAAAGCGGTTTACTGGCGAAATGACCGGCCCCACGGTAGATGTGTACGTCGGCGGCCCGACGGGGCGCAAATTTACCTGCAACGCTGCAATGGCGCAGCAGGCCAACGAATTCCAAAAGCTCTTTGAGGTTATGGCTGATATAACGCTAGACGTTAAAGGGCCGGGACTGATTGCTGAGATCATGCGCGTTCGCAACGAACGCAAGGCCGCCTAATGGCAATTCCATCCCGAGTTTTAGGTAGCGGCGTTAGTCAGCTATCTACCGTGTCTATTTGCGGTGATGGTACGGCGTCATTAACGGCAGCAGGCACGTCGGCGGGCGATGCAACGCAGCTGACCTATGTTTATAACAACGTCACAACCGTAGGGTCGGGCGCTGGGGTCAAACTTCCGCAAGCCGAAATGGGCGAAACCATTATTGTGCGTAATGGTGGGGCAAATCCCCTGACGGTCTACCCTTATAGTGCGTCCAATACGATCAATAACGCTGGATTTGGCACGATTAACACAGAATGCTCGGCAATGTTTTATGCCGTGAGCAACACGTTGTGGGAAGAATTACAAGGGTTTGGCCGCTCGGTGCCGATCCTACATTACGGCGCGTTTTCGGACACTACATTGCAGACGGCGGCCTCCATCAATACCGCCTATGCCATGACGTTTGACACGACCGATAGCAGCAACGGCGTGTCTATCGGGTCACCGACCTCGCGCCTTGTCGTCGCTAATCAAGGCGTCTACAACGTCCAGTTTTCGGCTCAGTTAGACCAAACGTCAGGAGCCACCGCAAACGTCTACATTTGGCTGCGTAAAAACGGCACTAATGTGCCAAATTCAGCCAGTACGGTTGCTTTGCAAGGCTCCGCTGCGCGATTGGTCGCTGCGTGGAACTTTGTTATTCAGCTTGAGGCGACCCATTACGTTGAGTTGATGTGGGCAACTGATACCACAAACGCTAGAATCCTCGCGGCCAGCGCCACAAGCGTATGGCCCGCGATCCCGTCAGTAATTTGTACCGTAACACAGGTCAACAACCTGTAACCCCCAATCCCCACAGGAGAAAGGAAAATGGCCCTAGATAGTGACATCAACAATGCAGACGCCCAGTTGCACGTTGAGTTTTACACCAAAGACTCAGGCGCAAACGAGGGTAAGCCCTATGTTCGCATTATGGCTCCCGGCGATAAGACGAACATCATTGACCAGCCTGCCCGCGAGGATCACCGCCAGCGGTTTCCGCGCCAATGGTTGTATTTTCAGATGCAGGAAAACGAGGGCGCTGCGTCACAGATCGGCACGCCGCTTGCCCAATGGCACCGCGACTTTCCCGAGGAAATTAACCGGGATCAGATTGCCGAACTTGGCATATTGAAATTTATGACGGTAGAGCAGTTGGCGTTGGCCTCCGATAGCCAGTTGCAGCGCGTTGGAATGGGTGGGGTAGGCTTGCGCGAGAAAGCGCGGCAGTACCTTAACCGCAAGAACCGCGCAGACTCTAGCGCAGAATTGGAAGATACCAAGAAGCAGTTAGCCGAACTGCAGGCACAGATGGCGCAGCTTCTTGGCGAGAAGGCGAGCGAACCGAAGCGTCGGGGCCGACCGCCTAAAGAAGTTCATACCGAGGGATAAATCATGTCCACAACCACGATGCTTCAGCTCATTCAGCAGGTCACGAATGAGTTAGGCATAGCAACCCCGGCAACCGTTGCGGGCAATACGAGTCAGGACGTTGTGCAACTTCTGGCTCTGATGAACGCCTCGGGATATGAGTTGATGCGTCGTGCGGACTGGCGGGAACTGACCCGTCAGCATACGTTTTACACCGAGGCCACCTCTACCACGGGAACGTGGACGACCTCGGCGTATACCATCACCGGCATACCCTCCACGGCGGGGCTGTCTACGGCCTATCAGGTGCAAGGCGTAGGCATCCCCAACGCCACCTATGTGACGAGCGTGGATAGCGCCACGCAGGTCACGCTCAACTATGAGCCGACCGAAGCGCAGGTAAACGGCAGCCTTGTATTCCAGAAGGTTAAATACAACCTTCCCTCGGACTACTACAGCACGGTCAACCGCACGCATTGGGATAAGAGCAAGCGGTGGGAAATGCTTGGCCCCGAGTCGCCGCAGCAATGGGAATGGCTGCTCTCGGGTTACATTAGCACCGGCCCGCGTATCCGCTGGCGTCTGCTCGGCGCGTACTTCCAGATTTGGCCGGGAATGAATGCGGGGGAACTCCTCGGGTTTGAATACCGCAGCAAGAACTGGGCAAACGCCGCAGACGGCACCTCCAAGTCCTCATTTACCGCTGACACGGACACTTGCATCTATCCAGATCGGGTGATGGTGTTGTCCACCAAGCTCAAGTATTTTGAAGGCAAGGGCTTTGACACAACGGCTATCTACCGCGATTACTTGCAGGAACTGGAAACGGCCATCGCGCAGGATACGGCAGGGGCAAACCTCTCGTTTGCGCCGCGACCGGGTACGGTGCTGATCGGCTACGACAACATTCCTGACAGCGGTTACGGGACGGAGAGTCAGTAATGGCCGCTGTACGTAGGCTCGTTCAGCGCAACAACGCCAACGTGGCGTCTTTGCCCGCGCCTGTGGGCGGGTGGAACGCCCGCGACTCGCTTGCCAATATGGCCCCGACCGATGCCGTAACGCTAGATAACTTTTTTCCCGGCGTTGCCAGCGTAAATTTGCGCGGCGGTTACACCAAACACGTCACGGGGTTGCCGTCACAGGTGGAAAGCCTGTTTTCTTACGCGGGTGGCGCGACTAACAAACTGTTTGCCGCGTCAGGTGCGGCGTTTTATGACGTTACGTCAGCGGGCGCTGTAGGCGCGGCGGTTGTTAGCGGATTGACCAACGCCCGCTGGGAGTACGTCAACATCACGACCCCCGGCGGCAATTACATGATGTGTGTCAACGGGGTGGATAAACCTCGTTTATACAACGGTTCCACATGGACGGCGATTGACGGTTCATCTACGCCTGCCATTACGGGCGTCACCACAACGACGCTAGACAACATCACGTTGTTTAAGAACCGGCTGTGGTTTATTCAAAAAGACACGCTAAAGGCGTGGTATTTGCCGACGCTGGCCGTAGGTGGCGCGGCGCAAGAACTTGACCTATCCGCAGTTGCTAGGTGGGGCGGCACCCTTGTTGCGCTTGGCACATGGACGATTGACGCAGGTTACGGTGTTGACGACAACCTTGTATTTGTCACCAACAAGGGCGAGGTCATCGTTTATCGCGGCACCGATCCTTCTAGCGCCTCCACATGGGCGTTGATTGGCGTATGGCAAATTGGTGCGCCGCTGACCAAACGTTGCATGATGAAGTACGGCGGCGACCTTTTGGTGCTGACGCTAGACGGGTTGTTTCCGCTGGCCTCTGCGCTGCAGTCCTCACGCCTTGATCCCAACGTGGCGCTATCCGACAAAATACAAGGCGCGTTTGCTGCCGCCGCACAAAATTATAAAAACAACTTTGGCTGGGGCATGGTCTACAACGCGCTAAACAATGCGTTGGTTGTAAACGTGCCTGTTGCGGTGGGATCGCAAGAACAGTTCGTAATGAACAACATCACAAAAGCGTGGTGTCGGTTTACTGATTGGAACGCCAATACGTTCAATATTCTTAACGATGAGTTGTATTTTGGTGGCAATCAATATGTAGCCAAAGCGTGGACAACTGGAACCACCGGCTACCAAGACGACACCAACAATATTTCTGGCCGTATTTTGCAGGCGTTTAACTACTTTGAAACGCGAGGCGTCAAAAAGTATTTTACCCGCGCACGGCCCGGCATCTTTAGCAACGGCCAGCCCGCGATCAACATAGACATCAACGTAGACTTTGACTTGTCTGCGAGTACGGCGGCACTCGCTTACACGCCATCAACCTATGGTTTGTGGGATACCGCTACATGGGATACGGGTATCTGGGGATCAGCGGACGTTATTAACAACAACTGGCAGGGCGTTACCGGCATTGGTTACTGCGCGGCGGTGCAACTCAATAGCAGCAGCCGCAACCTTCAGATTCAATGGGCCTCTACTGACATCGTGTATCAACTCGGATGGGCTGGCATATAACAAGCGGCCCCGAAGTGGGCGAATGGGTCTGTATGCAAACGGGCGGCGGGTATCACGCCGAACGGTCAAACGCTCTTGGCCTGAAAAAAGGCGACGAACTGGTATGCGGCGTGGTGTACGAAAACTGGAACGGGCGCAGCATCGTGTGCCATATCGCGTTTCAGGATCGGCTGACGCCCGCTTACCTTGCCGCCATCTATGACTATCCGTTCAATGTCTGTGGGGTTGACAAAATTATTGCCCCCGTAGGCAGTAAAAACGTGAAAGCCTTGAAATTAGTGCGTAAAATGGGGTTTACCGAGGAAGCGCGTATTAAAGACGCCGACACCAACGGGGACATCGTGTTTTTAACTATGACACGAGCTTCGTGTCGTTATCTGGAGCCTCGGTATGGGCAAAAGTTCACCGAAACCACCGCCAGCGCCTGATTACGCCGCAGCGGCAAAAGAACAGGGCGCGGCTAATCTGGAGGCGGCGCGTCTAACCGCTCGCATCTCCAATCCCAACATTTCCACGCCCTATGGCGGCCAGCGTGTCACGTTTGGAAAAAGCACGTTTGACGAGGCGGGCTACAACAAGGCGATGGAAGCCTATAACAAGCAGCTTGCCGATTATGAGGCGCAAAAAGCGGCGGGCGTGTCTACCGGCGGCCCAGCAGGCGGTTTCCCCGGTGGCGACTATTACGGCATGGAAGGCCGTGGCGAGGGTCGCGGCGGGTTCCCATTTGACGTTTATGGCGGTCGGGCAGGCGGTGCGCCTATAGCCCCGACCCGCGAACAGTTCACGACACAGACCGATTTGGATACGCCCTATATTGAGCAGTACCTGTCGCCTGAACAACAGAAGATTTTAGAAGCCCAGCAGCGCGTAGAGTTGGGTCTTGCGGGCGTAGGCGAACAAGCCCTCGGCACGGTTAAAGATGTGCTGGGTCGGCCCTTTCAGCCCAATTTGCGCGACCTACAGACGACGCTTGGCGGTTACGGCGACGTGCAGGGCGCTCCCGACCTGATGGGCATGGGCCGCGCTACCGCTGACGTTCGTGCGGGTGCAATGCCGACGCTTTCTATGCGGGATTTTTCCCCAACAGAGTTAGAGCAATTCCGAGGTTTGGATTTAGGCGCATTACCGGGATTGCGGGCGGGCGTATCGCCGTTGCAGCAACAAACCGACCTCAACCTTGCAGGCGTTCGGGATGTGAGTTACACGCCAAACCTTGGAATGTATGGACTTTCCCGAGGTTTTATTCCTGAAGAACGATTGCAGCGCGGATTTGATACCAGAGAACTTGCTGCAATGCCGGTATCAGCGGGAACAACAGGGCAGCAGGCCATTTTGGCCCGCACCCTTCCGCAGATACAAGAACAGCGGCAGATGCTGGAAACGCAGCTGGCAAACCAAGGCATCCCGCGTGGTTCGGAAGCGTACAACCGCGCTATCCGCGAACAGCAACAGCAGGAAAACGATGCGATCCAGCAGGCCGCGCTGCAGGGTCTGCAGTTGGATATGGCTGCTCGGCAGCAGG